GCGGATTTTGTACATTAAATGAAAACATGAGGCGAAAAAAAGAAGAATTGTACATGGAAATTGTAAATACTTCATTTTTAGAGCTAAGTTTGTTGGAAAGATTATGCTACACTACACGTACTATAAATATTTGTGGACGTATAAGGGCATATTTCAAAGAAACCAAAGGTCTAGATTCACAACAAGCATGGAAGCACTGCATTTCAAAGCCTTTAACTATTATGCAAAATGGAATAACACATTGCTGCGATGCAACGAAGCAAGCATCAGTACACATGATAGATTCAATCCGATCGCGAGCAACACGAATTGCAATACGTGGCATTTCAATGTTAACACCGGACTTTGGGAAAATTCTAGGAGTACTTTCTATAGTTAGTGTTTTATTAACAATCTTTTATAAGACAAATAAAATTATAAAAAGAAAGCAATATGAAGCTTTACGCGTTTGTAATGAAAAGAATGATCTAATATATGAAATGATTGTTACAACAATGCAGAAATTTGACAAAGAAACAGGCAACGATGATTATTCAGATCCCGAATTCACAAAGTACTTAACGTGGCTCAGAAAAGAAAATCCAAACCTCTACAAAAGTGCAAAACCATTATTGTTAACTCCAGTCGTCCATCAGGCTAAGCAAGAACACAACATAATGCTGGAAAAGATACTTGCAATATCAGTTTTATTCATGATGGTATTCGATGCAAACAAAAGTGACAAGCTATATTCGATACTAAGCAAACTTCGAGGAGTGTTTTCAACACTAGGGCAAGATGCAGTACACCATCAAAGCCTAGATGATATCATGGATATAAAGGAAGAGAGGAGAAAAGTTGTTGAATTTGACAGACAAGAATTAGAAACTCCACACATGACACATACAGCAACAACTTTTGAGAAATTTTGGGAAATTCAAATTACGCAAGGAAGGACACTACCACATTATCGGACAGTTGGAAAGCTTGTGGAAATGACAAGGGAAACAGCACTCGATGTGGCTTCGTTAATAGCAAGCAGTAATGAAGCATCAGAATTCATAGTGCGAGGTGGGGTAGGGACAGGAAAATCAACATACCTACCTAGCTTATTATCTGAACGAGGAAAAATTCTGATAATTGAGCCAACAAGACCATTAACTGAAAATGTTGCAGATCAAATTCGAGGTAAGCCACACTTCAAAAGTCCAACTGTTGCAATGCGTGGTTTGAACACATTTGGCTCCGATCCAATCACGATCATGACAAGTGGGTATGCATTACACTACTTTGCACATAATAGGCAATTACTCAGGGAGTTCACTTTCATCATGATAGATGAATGCCATGTGCTTGACGCAAATGCAATGGCATTCTATGCTTTGTGCAAAGACATACGAGTGATGGCAAAGATTCTTAAAGTTTCAGCAACACCACCTGGTCGTGAATGTGAATTTAAACCAATGCACCCAGTAAAAGTAGTTGCAGCAGAGCAGCTATCCTTTGAAACATTTGTTCAAGCACAAGGAACTGGATCAGCAAATGACATGGCATCAAAAGGTGAAAATATTCTGGTGTATGTAGCTAGCTACAACGAAGTGGATCGACTGTCTCATCTCCTACTTGAAAGGCAATACGCAGTAACAAAAGTGGATGGCAGAACAATGAAATTACGGAATGGACCGATAGAAATGAAAGGAAGTAGGAGTAAACCACACTTTATAGTTGCA